GCTAATATTTAGTTGACTTATTTGGCTTCTTTACGAGCGTTTTTAACTGCTGTAACATCATTACGTGCTTCTTTACATAACTTTGCAAGTTCTTGCAAATGTTTACGAACACGGGTACCGGCAGCGCCGACTTCTTTATCGTAGAATTTTTCGAAGTCGCCTTCCATTGCTTCTACTAATTTTGTGAATTCTGAATATTTGTTTGTAGCCATTAATTTCTCCTTTTAGGCAAGTACAGAGTACTTATTGTTATTGTATGCTGACAGAAAATAAATGTCTATTTAATTGGCTGAAACATTTCCTGATCCGCTAGTAATAGTGTGATCATAATGTCCATCTGAATCGTATTTGTCACCAATGCGACCAATTGCTTTGCCGTTAACAAAAACATTGCCGCTGAATGTGCTTAATGTTGGAGCATGGTCGACCGGGCTACTTACGCAAGGGTTTCCGTCTGGATGGCTTACCATTGCGTCACCTTGTCTGACCACACCAATGCCATTTACAAATACATTACCGCTACCAGCATCACTAGCTTGTGTTGTTGGAGTGTTCCAATGCCAAGCGTATGCTCCACCTCTATTAAAGGCGCATCCATCGCCCTGTGCGCCGTCAGTTGCGGCTACAGAGCTTTTTCCGGCAGATAATGCTATTCCTGGCATACTAATATTTATACTAGTTTAATTCCCGAAGTTGACTCTAAAAACTGTTTAGCAAATGCTTGATCAGTTGGTTCGGCAACTGTTACTGTGATCTTAGAAAGTTTTACATCAGCCTCTGGGCTGACTGTAAACAAGTATGGCATTAAGACTGGGCCTTGTTGTCCCATACCAATTACCATTGGTTTTGATAGTTTGTAGTAGCTATCAGTTTCCTCTGTTAGTTTTGCAACTAATTCTTCGCCTGATGTAAGTTTAAGTGTAATAACTTCGCCTACTGCTACGCCTTTTGAAATTAACATATTATACCTTTTCGAAATGTTTTTTGAGTTCTGTAAACCCGCCAATTAATTTATCATCTAAAAAGATTTGTGGCACAGTTCTGGCATTGGGTACTGCTTCCAGTAGTTGTTCACGTGTGTAATCTTTTTGGATATTACGCTCTTCAAATGCGATGCCCTTCATTTTTAATAGTGCCTTTGCTTGATCGCAATAAGGGCACTGATTCTTGCTCCATACTATAGCTGTCATATTATTTCCTTTTATGTATTATAGCGCAGGCAATGCTTCATAGTCAATACCTTCGCCCATTACACCAATCACATAATTTGTCGATTCGGATTCTTGTAATGCTGTTTGTTTTTTACTTGTATCGGTATGTTTAGTAAACCAAGGAATTGGTGTACTGCGAGGTGAATTTGTTTGATATTTAATTCCAATATCTTTTAATGCGGCGGCGGCCGTGTAATCCATGAAATCTTTTAGAATGTTAGCATTGAGTCCAATGACTGGTCCTTTTTGGAACAAGTAGTCAGCCCATTCTTTTTCTTCTCTAATAACATCCATGTACATTTGATACACTTCTGTTTCACACTCTGCTTTGATTTCTGCAAACCTGCTATCTTCCTTTACTACTTGATTGATAATAAATGCAGTCCAGGCCTTGTGTAGAAGTTCATCTTGCAAAATCAAACTGATAATGTTTCCATTACCAATAAAGATCTTATTCTCCACCATGGCTAAACTTGTAGCGAATGATACCATAAAGCGGAATGCTTCTAGTGCGTAACTAGCATGTAAGGCCATATAGATTGCTTTAATGTGCATCTTTTCTGTAATGCCACTGATTCCCAGTTCGGATGAACAATTTATTCTGTGTAATGCATCATAATAATTTCCAACAGTAGAAGCCATGTTAACAATTTCTTGTGTATCATGTATTGTGTTGAATACTTCTTTAGGTACACCGTAGATATTACGTATGATGTGGCTATACGAACGACTGTGAATGTTCGTTTCAAAAAATGTCCAATTATATATTAAGGCTTCGAGTTCCGGCAAACTGACAACAGGTGTAAAGATTTGGCTGGGTCCACGACCTTGCAAACTATCAAGTGCCGTTTGACGGAGTAAATTGCTAGTAAAAATATGTTTAATCGCATCGCTTGCATCCTTAAAGTCATTGGCGTCTTTGGTAAGACTAATCTCTTCAGGTTGCCAGAAGAAGCCTCGGGCTGTCGCTTCAAAGTCTGCAATCTTACGATATTTAGTCTCCTCAAATCTCTGTATTGTGACTGGACCTGCAGGATCTAAGAACATCTTACGATTAAGATAATCAGTTGGTTTGCTTAAATCATATTGTTGTTTTGACATTTATTTTGTTCCTGGGTAAAAAGTTGGACTGTAGTAGTCAATTTTAATTCTGTTATCTTGATAAGTGCAAGATATTTCTTTTCCGTTTTCCATAATAACAGTCATATCATCATACACACAAGTTACTTTGTAATTTATTTCAACTGTATCAGATAAATTCATATTGCTTCCTTTAGTTCTTTCCATTCTACAATTTGCAACTTTCGCATCCCTCTTCGTCGTCAAAATTAATGTGTTCAAGTGGCATGACTGGAGCAATCTCATCATCTGCCTTACTACCTGCTTTATTTATAAGGCTATAATAGAAGGTCTTGATACCAAAGTAATGTGCCTGCATCAAGTTCTTTGCTATCAATGTAGTTGGAACTTTTCTGTCAGGAAAATGTTTGGGGTTATAAAAAGTATTTACAGATATAGCCTGATCAACATAGGCGGCAAGAACTGCGGCTGTCTTTAAATAACCGTCACAATCTTTTTGTTCCCACATCATCTGATATTTGTTTTTTAATTTATGATATTCAGGTACAACTTGTGTAAAGGATCCTGCCTTACTTTCCTTAACCGAAATTAAGCTCATAGGCATTTCTATTCCATTAGTACTATTAATAACAACACTACTAGACTCCACTGGAGCAATAGCCATAAGTGTAGCATTTCTAACTCCATATTGTTTCATATTAGTGCGAAGTGTTTCCCAATCAAGTTCAGGTGTGAAGTCTGCTAGTTCGTTAGCACCTTCAGCTCGTAGTTCCCAGGGGAAGATCCCCTGGCCGTAGCGTGTCTGACTACTATGTAGGCACGCTCCACGTTCTTTGGCTAGTTCTACTGTTGCTTCTGTTAAGTAGTATGCTTGATGTTCCATCCATGCTTTAACTTCTTGTAGCGCATCTTTATCACCATACTTCATACCACGTTTGGCATGCCAATAGGCTAGATTAGTCACTCCAATACCCAACGGCGATATCTCATCATTGCTTAACTTAGACTGAATACTTAAGAAATCTTGATAGTCGAGTATATTGCAAAGACTACGTTGTAAAATTCTACATGCCCTGCGCATGTCTTCCGGATTTCTAAATGCACCCCAGTTGATAGATCCAAGAGTGCATAACGCTATGCGGCCATCCTCATCGTCAAGACGCTTAAATGATTTAGTGGGCAGTAGAATTTCACAGCATAAGTTACTTTGATAGATTGTATGGAATTCAGGATCAAATGGGCCTTGATTCTGTACATTGTCTATGAACACAAGATAGATACGTCCGGTATCTGTACGCTCTTTAAGAATACCACCTTTAAATACTTCTTCAGCGGTCATTATTTTCTTACGCAAGTCTGTACGTTTTTCGTATTTTACATACAATTCTTCAAATTGCGTTGTGTTACGATAAAAGGCTTCATATAGGTCAGGTACTTCATTCGGATCAAAGAACGTGATATTTTCTTTGTTCTTAAATCTTCTCCAAAAGAATTTGCTAAGGACAACTCCGTAGTCCATGTGTCGAACTCTTGTTTCCTCTGTGCCTTGGTTGTTCTTAAGAACAATAAGGTCATCAAACTGATGATGCCAAATGGGATAAAATACTGTAGCACTTGCATTACGAATACCTCCTTGACTGCATGAGCGTAAATCTCCGAACCATTTCTTTAAGAAAGGTATCATACCAGTATGCATGATTTCGCCACCGCGAATTGGGGAGCCCAATGGGCGAAGTCGACCGATTTCCAATCCAATCCCCGCACGTTTACTGGCATATTTTGCCATCATCTCACCGCTAGCAAAAATACTATCAAGGTCATCATCACTACGGATGAGTACACAGGAACTGAACTGCTTGGTGGGAGTACCAAGACCAGCAAGCACTGGAGTGGCCAAAGTAAACAAACCATCTGAGGCGGCTTGGTAATACTCTTTAATATAACGCATCCTTGCACTATTAGGCTCTTCTTTATGGAAGACAGTAGCCGCGGCCACAATATATCTAATTTGTGGAGTTTCATAAATTTCCTTTGTCGCACGGTTGCGTACCAAATATTTTTCTATTAACTGCTCGATAGCCGCATATGAATATGTTTCATCTTTTTCGTGATCTAACATATCGTTCATTCGATTCCAATCGTCTTCCGAATACCATTCTAGTAGTTCTGGAGTATATAAACCTACTTCAACATTTTTCTTAACGATTGTGTAGAGGTGAGGAACTTGATATGATCCATATACATCCTTACGTAACATTGACAAACGTTGTTTGCCTGCTACGTATTGATAATTGGTATGTCCTACATCTGGATTCGATTCGACATCGATAAGATCCACTATAGCTCGTAAAGTAATTCCGTCTATCTCCGCAGTAGTGATGCCATCATAAAAATGTAATTGAGCTTTGATCTCAATCATACTCTGGCTAACATCGGCAATGCCTTTACAAACTTTTGCTACTTGGGCTTGCCATTTTTCTACTGCTAATGGCTCTCTATCCCCGCTTCTTTTTATAACTGTTATTTTGCTCATTTCTTTATCTTTTTTGTGTTCGAAGCTTTCATTCTTAATTGTTCAGGAAGTATTTAGTGGTGACAAAACCGACCGAGAATATAACCTTAGTCGTTGATTTTCAATCGGTTTTGTAGGATTTTTTTAATTGATGAGATATATTTTATCTTATGCACAATATAAATTATATGCGCATTTATCGAATTTGTCTATAAGTTTGACTTACTGAGTAGACGAATACGAAAAATCAAAATATCCAGTGTCATTACCATTTCCACCAGTTAGTGTATTGGTAAAGTTTACTGCAATTGAATACGGAACACTGCCGCCGCCAGATGTAAATGTTGTGCCTGTTGCATTTAAAAATGTTGCAGTAAATGACAATAACACAGCATTACTATCGCCGGGATCAGTTCCTGCGAAATCATATTCATCGGATACTTGAATAGTAGCATGCGCATACGGAGCACTTCCAAGATTAGCCGCAATTGATAATACACCTTTACGTGTAAAATTATACGCACTACTTTGATAAAAATAATCAATAGTATAATTAATCGACCCAGACGGTGTTCCTATGTTGTCTGTACTAACTGGGAGTCTAAATAACAACATAGAACTTGTAGCATACCCTAACGGCAACTGGGCTGATCCAAATGAACGATAAACACCGTGCCCTGCTTGTTCAGGAATGTAAGGTGTTGTTAAATTAGTAGTTAACAATCCATCAGTTCCGACAGTGCCTAATGCTCTATCAGAATAGTTATTTGAACCAGTATTACCAAATGTTTTAAAATACACTTGAGGATAAGTTGCACCTGTATTTCCGGCGCCGTTATTTCCTACGTTAACAAATTTACAATTTGATACAGTATTACTATAACCACGCTCAAGGTAAACTGCTTGTTCTTTAATATTATAGAATTTAGAATTTAGCAGTTGTGTTTGTCGTGGACCATATTGTTGACCGGTAGACACTCCGTTTGATCCCGCGCCTAAACTTACAGAAAGATAGTTATTATTAAAATGACAGTCTTCAAAAATATTGTTTATTATATCCCCAGGTGCATAAACACCATAACTAAAATTGTTAAATGTAATATTTTTAAAGGTATTGTGTTCGCAAGTTACAAGACTGCTAAGTGTGTTCATAGCAATACCAGTACATCTTGCGTTAAATAAATTAGCCCAGTCGCCTTGCAGTATTAAGTCTGTAAACGTACTGTCTCGAACTGCATCTAATTGTAAACAAGTGTTTACTCCTGAGATGCTATGTATAGTTATTCCACTCAACATAATATTGCGTGGTTGGTTTGTAGATTGTGTTGTGTTGATAGAACTAGGAGCACCTATACTACTTGTATCATTTACAAACTGAACAGCTGGACCAGCTAATGTTATAGTGAATGTAATGTTTGATCCAGTTGCAGTAGCGGCAGAACTTACTACAACACTTACTCCTGGGTTTACAGAAACAATAGTAGTTCCACTGTTTAAGTTTGTTCCAGAAATTAATCCATTAACCATGTTGGCTGTAGCCGATGGTAGCAATACGGTTGTACTGTTGTTAGTTGTACTACCAGTATGGGTCGACGTAGGATTATAATAAATTATAGTTTTGTCTGCGCCGGCACCTGTTAAGGTAGAGTAGCTAGGAATATATATTGTACTAGTTGTATAGTAAATACCTGAAGGGATAATTAACGGAACACGTCTAAGTACAGCATTAGCAGTTCCAGTGGCAAATTCGCCAGATCCACTGTAAGTGTTAGCTGGTTGGCTAGCATTTAAAAATAATTCGTTGATTGCACGTTGCAATGATACAGTTGTATCAGTAACGCCATCAGCTACAACTCCAAAACTTGCTGTAGTAGCTGTATCGTCAAGACGTTGTTGATATGTTCTTACTACAGGAAAATTGGCGCCTGTGCCTGTAATAATAGTTGAATCGTTAACTTTGTAAGTATATTGAGAAGATGCTAATAAACTACTGTACCCAACAAAGTCATTTACAGTTAATACTCGAGTATTTCCAACAGCAGGTGCTCCTTCACTTACGGCACCGTTTCCAATGAACAACTGCTGAGTATCGAGTGCCCATGCCATTTCACCGCTGGCTAACTGTGGTAAACCAGTGCCTGAGCCTGCTTCTCCACGTCTAATTTGTATACGACTGATTTGGACAACTGCCATAAAAATATCCTCTTATTGGATATTTATCAGTTATACTTGTAGTATTGCTCCACCCTGTTCCACCATTGGGCTTCCCAATAGTTAAATTCTTCAGGTTTTAGTACAAATTCTTGATAAACCGGCACATCAAACACACCCGGTGATATTTCTTTAGGTTTTACACACATTAGAACAACACCCTTGCGTATGTTTGTTCCATGCACTTTATTGTGTGCCAGTGCGTAGGCTGTAAGTTGTAGTTTATAGCCAGTAATCCATTCTTCTTTTTTAGGCTTGTTAGATTGTTTGTAATCTAATATACTTTCATCATTTAAATGTAAACCGCATGCGTCAGTAGTTCCTGCATACAATCCTGGATAATATAAAGGTACTTCTACTCCCCATACTTCATTTACATTAACTAACCCTTGATCAATTACACACTTAGCCATACTGTGACTTTGTTGACTAAAAGGATTAGTACCTGGTGTACCTATTGCGCCAGTCTTTACATAATCTTCAAGCCACTTGTGCATACGAGTTCCGCGGTTGGCCGCTTCGGTCGTAATCTCTTGTGCTTTCTTTTCACCCACAGCACGTTTCCATGCCATAAGGGCATCACGTTCTTCTTGTGGTTTTGTTTTATCTAATATGGTAGTTACGCTAGGAACTTTGGAACCATCCGGAGTTGCGTATAAACGCTTTCCTTCTACGCTTTCTCTATTAATGGAAACGTAGTTATATCTTTCATTGAGTAAGGTCATAGCACAATTATACTGCCTACAACCTTACTTGTCAATTATTTAAAAGCCTGTTGTGTAGCGTGTTTTGCCATTTTATCAACTGCTTTTGTTAAATTAGGCTCGCCGATATTTGGTTTAGGTTCTTTTTTATCTGTTTTGATAACAACTCCATGACCATCAAATCTGGCTACTAGTTGTTTAAGAACTGGATCTGTTTCCCAACGAGCATTAAATCTATCATAGTCGATAGTGGGAGCATTATAGTTTTGGCCTGCGTGATTAATTGCATCCCATGTCATAGGAGCTTCACTGTGCTGATTGTTAGCCGCTGATTGAAGAGCCCTTAGTGTAAGAACTAAGGGGTCTATTGATTCATATATGTCTTGAATTACTTTTTTTTTGATGCAAGGATCATGCCTAAGCGACGGCTGTAGTCAACGCTTTCACGCTTTTCACGACCGGCTTCTGGAGGCATTGCGCCTGCGTCTGGGCCTGCGGCAGCATCGTCTGGACCAGTAACTGGTGGCATACCTGCATCTGTAGGTTCTGCACCCATAGTGTCAGCACCGCCTGTTGGAGCTGGAGGAGCACCTTCGCCGCCTGATAGTAAAGACTGGCCTTGTTGTAAGCCTTGACGGCTAGTTTCCAATGCTGTGTAAACTGCTTCTAAAGCTGGCTTAACTGCATCTTGGAATTGCTGTGCTACGTCACTGCCTTGGTTTTCTCTTATAGAGTCAATTAATTCTAAAAGCTGTTCAGCTTTTAATTGAGCTGTGTCTTCTAACCAACCAGTGATACGTTCTACCATATCCTTAGCGGCCATAATGTTTTTAGCTTTTTCTTCTTCGCCTTCTGCCAAGTATACAATGTAATTGGCAGCTGATTCATTTAAGTCGTAACGTAATTGTAATTCTGCTGATAATTCTTCTTGATCGCTTTCGCCTAATTCCATACGATTGATTGCTGAATCGATCCAGCTTTCAGGAACTGAATGATCCATGGCCTTTTTGCGTATTGTAGCAAAATAAATGCTTTTGCCTTTATCTTTACCATATTCTTTTTGCATAGATTTCTTCATCCCTGATTTGTCGTATTTAGATTTTAATTTTTTCTCTTCGGCTTTATCTTCTGGGTTCATTTCACGTTCTAGAATTGCCTGATTAACACAGTCTAACATAGCACGAGTCTTTTGATAAGCAGGACTTTCCTGCATACCGTCGAAACTTTCGCTAACTTCAAATTGGCTAATTTTAGTGCGTAGTTTGTTACGTGCATCTTCTAGTTGCACATCTGAAAATTGTTCTAGGTTAAGTTTATAGCCAAACTTTTTTGCTAAACTTTCGTTTAAGTGTTGTGAAGTAACTGGCTTCGATAATTCTCTAATTTGCATGGTGGTATCCTAAGCTTCTATTGTATGTATTTATACGAAACTCCACTTAAACATTGTGGAAATTCTGTCCTTGTACTGGGCTTCTTTTTCTTGTTCATATTCTAATCTGTTTAGAAGAATTATGTAACGTCCAAAGTCTTTAGTTTTTTTAATGCTGTTTTTGTACATTAAATTATTACTATGACTAGCCCAGTATTTGTTGTCTAACTCTTTGATTTCAAAGTATTTGGTTAAATTTGTCTTGGAATACGCCTTTGCTGCCATAATAGCGCAGGTTTTAAGATAATACGTTTCTATCAATGTTTTGTTGCTGGTGTTATATACACACCAGTTATCAAACTTATCTTGTTTAATTACGAAATGTTCGTAAACTACACTACCATCCG